GCGGGCAGCTGGGCTATGTGACGCAGGACAGCACGATCTACCGGATCAATGACGTGACCATCCCCTTGGTAGTTAATGACCTTTAGGGGGAGTCGCCCTGATGAACGATGTCGTCGTCTCGGGCCCGATGTTCACCGGCGTGGCGCAGGAGCATGTCGCGGTGATGCTCGACGAGATTATGCAGGAGGTCGGCGACTACGCGCTCTACCAGTGGCAGGCCACCCTGGAGGGCTCGTGGCGCGAGCCGACGGGCGCGTACCTGGCGCGTACGAATCTGGCGCGGCGGGAGGACGGCCTGGTGGTCAACGACCGGGGGTCCGTCTACGGGCCGTGGCTGGAGGGCACCGGCAGCCGCAACGCGCCGGTGACCAGGTTCAAGGGCTATGCGTCGGCGCGGCGGGCGACCGCTTCGGTGGCGCGCAAGGTGAAGCAGATCGAGCAGCCGATCGTGGACAAGTGGGTCGGGAGGATCAATGACTGAGAGTACTGCGGGGCTCGTGAGAGTACCGGCCGAGCTGCCCGAGGTGCGCATCCTGCGGCTGGAGCCGGGCGACGTGCTGCTGATCACCTGTCCCCAGCGCGTCGATGACGCCATGTACGGCGAGATCACGGAGCGCATGGCCGTGATGTTCCCGGGCCACCGCTGCGCATTGCTCGACGGCGGACTGGGTCTGGACATCATGCGTGCGGAAGGAGGCGAGTAAGATCACCAAGGTATCAGGGCTCGGCGACAACTTCCTGGTGGGCGGCTACGACCTGTCCGGGGACATCGCCAGCCTCGAATCCATCTCCCAGCCCATGAGCCCTCTAGACGTCACCGCGATCAACGAGTCCGCGCACGAACGCATCGGCGGCATGATCGACGGCTCGCTCGCGTTCACCTCGTTCTTCAACCCGGTGGCCGGCCAGGCGCACCCGATCCTGAAGGCTCTGCCGCGTACCGACGTGCAGATGATGTACCTGCGCGGCACTGTGCTGGGCAACTCGGCGGCGGCGCAGGTCGGCAAGCAGGTCGACTACGCGCCGAAGCGTGGCACGGACGGCTCGCTGACGGTGTCGGTGTCGGCGCAGGCGAACGGCTTCGGCCTGGAGTGGGGCCAGCAGGTCACCGCGGGTCTGCGGACGGACACGGTGGCGACGGCGGGTTCGCCGGTGGACTTCACGGCGGCCACTTCGTTCGGGTTCCAGGCGTATTTGCAGGTGACGGCGTTCACGGGCACGGACGTGACGGTGAAGTTGCAGGATGCGACGACGTCCGGCGGCTCGTATTCGGATGTGGCCGGGGGTGCGTTCGCGCAGACGACTGCGGCGCACACGGTGCAGCGGATCTCGTCGGTGAACACGGCGACGGTGCGCGAGTTCGTGAAGGCCACGACGGTCACCACTGGCGGTTTCACCTCGGTCACGTTCTGCGTGATCTTGGTAAAGAATACGTCGGCGGGGGTGCGTTTCTGATGGTGGAGTATCCGCAGGTGTCGCGCCCGTTCGCTCCGCAGGGTCCGGCGGAGGCGTACAAGACGTACCGGATCCTCTCGCCGTGGTCCCGTCGGCGCCCGGCGTCGTGCCGGGAGATCGAGTGCGAGCGGTGGGAGCTGGGCTGGCTCACCGCGCTGGACGTGTCGATCCCGGCGCACGCCGAGACGGCGACGTGGATCCGGATGAAGTCCGGGCGCAAGTTCACGGTGGCCGAGCTGGGCACGTCGGTGACGTTCACGTTCCCGCCGGGCCAGTCGTGTTTCCGGCAGCACAGCGTGCCGGTGCGCGAGCCGGTGTTCCTGGTGCATCACGGGGATTTCCGGGGTAACCCGCGCGGGCTTCCGGCGACCCGGCATTCCGGTGTCGAGAGCTGGGTGGATGACTTCGCCTGCAACCAGCAGGCGATCCGTGACCGCGTGAACAGGGGCTGAGGGTGCCAGTTCGCCTCCCCGTCTCGTATCTAACCGAAGGGATGTAAACCTGTGGCCAAAGTAAGCGGGCTCGGAGCTACGGTGTCTCTGGACGACGCCTCCGGCACTCCCCGCAACATCTCCACGGACGTATCCGACTACCAGCTGTCCACCCCCTACGGCGTGCAGGACACCACCGGCGTGGACAAGTCCGCGCACGAGCGGCTGCTGCTGTTGGAGGACTGCTCCGTCACGTTCAACGGGATCATGGACCCGGGCGCGAACTTGGCGCACGTCGTTTTCACCGGCGACAAGCGCGTCAGCCGCACGATGGCCGTCATCAACGAGACGGCGGCCAGCTCCACGCTGACGGCCGAGCTGCTGATCACCGACTACCAGCTCAAGCGCGCGGCGACGGGGGAGTTGACCTACTCGGCGCCTGGCGTCTTGGCGAACGGCGTCGCACCTGTCTGGAGCTAAATGTATTGAGACAAGTCGACTCCCCGAAAGGAACACCGCATGGCCGCAACCGCCGTCGCAGCCGACGACGAGAAGCCCTTCACCCCCGAACCCACCCACTACAAGCTCATCTTCGAAGACCCCGAACTCGCCGGCCTGCGCGTCACCATGTGCCGCATGTCCCTCGGCGAGGCCCTCGCCCTCGACGAGGCCCGCCTCGCCCCCTCCGACGACCCGACGGCGAACATCAGGCGGGTGCGGCACGTCGCCGAGCTCGTCGCCGCGAAGGTCGTGTCCTGGAACCTCGGCGACCAGCTCGGCCAGAGCGTGCCGATCGGCGTGGACGGGCTGCTCGCGCAGGAGGAGCCGGTGTTCAACGCGATCGTCGGCTCCTACGTGACTGCGATCCGGGGAGTGGACGCCCCTTTGGACTCCGGCTCGCCCGATGGGGCGCCGTACCCGGAGGGGTCGATTCCGATGGAAACACTGTCGCCGAACCCGTAGAGCTGCGGCACACCCGGTTCCTGTTCGGGCTGATGAAGCGGTTCCCGGCGTACACGCTGGGTGCGCTGCTGGCCGAGGACGCGGGGATGCTGCGCATGTTGGAGATCGAACGATTGGGAACGCCGGAGGGAGGTGAGGTTCTTGGCTAACACTGTCGAAATCATCATCCAGGGCAAGAATCTCACCAAGCCGGAGTTCGACAAGGCGGTCGCCGACGCGCGCGCAGCCGGGAAGAACATCGGCGACGCCCTGTCCAAAGGAGTCGGCGAAGAGGTCTCCAAGCAGCTGCCCGCCAAAGTCAAGGAGCCCCTCCAGAAGACCCCCGAACCGGCCAAGGACTCGGGCAGCAAGGCGGGGGCGGCGTTCGCGTATGCCTTCAGCGACCAGATCCGCACCGACTTGCGTTCCAGTGTCGGATCGATCGTCTCGGGGGAGGGCGAGCGCGCGGGGACGGCGTTCACGGCCAAGTTCGGCGACAGGGTCAAGAGCAGCATCGCGTCAGACTCGATCATGGCGGCGCTTGGTCCTGCGGGTCTGGAAGCGATTGCCGGGAAGAGTGGCGACAAGGCCGGGTTCGACTTTACCGAGGCTATGGGTGGCCGTGTGCGGGCCGATCTGCCCGCGAAAGTTCAGAAGCCGGTAGAGGATTCGGCGAAGAAGGCGGCGCAGAACGCTGGCAGTGCGATCTCGCCGCTGATCGTGGGCGCGTTCGCCGCCGCGGCCACGGTCGGTCCTGCGCTGGTGCTAGCGGCGACGGCGACGGCGGTGATCGGCGCCGGGGTGCTGATCACGAAGGGCAACGCGCAGCTCCAGGAGTCCTACGCGCAGCTCGGGCAGCGTGCCTCGGCGGCGATCCAGGACGCGGCGGCCCCGCTGATCCCGCAGCTCTACGCCTCGGTGCAGGTGCTCGAGCAGGGTGTCGCGCGGGTGGGTCCGGAGCTGAAGGGCGTCTTCTCGGCGGTCGCCCCGGATGTGACGGCGTTGACGGGTGGCCTGGTGTCGCTGGTGGCGAACACGCTGCCAGGGGTGGCCTCGGGGCTGCGGGCGATCGCCCCGTACGCGCAGTCCATCGCGATCGACTTCGGGAAGCTCGGCTCGGGGCTGGGCGGCTTCTTCCAGGGGCTCGGCACCGGCGCGTCCGGCGGCACCACAGGGCTGAACGCCCTGACCGACGTTCTCAGCGCGCTCCTGACGGATATCGGCAAGCTGGTCGGTTCCCTGTCCAACGGGCTCGGCCCGGCGCTGCACGATGTGGCGAACGTGGCGATCCCGGTGGCGAACGCGCTGACCGACGTGGTGGACGCGATGCCGCCGCACGTCGTGGAGGCCACGGCGATCGCAGTCGGGCTCCTGTTCGCCGCCTTCAAGATCGGCACGTTGACGAACCTCGTGGCCGAGGGAACTTCCTTCGTCGGGTTCCTGCGCGCCACCGCCACCACCTCCGCCATCGCCACCGTCGAGGTCGAAGGCACCTCCGTGGCCATGCGCGGCCTGGCCATCGCCGAGAGTGCGGCGCTCGGCCCCCTGGGGCTGCTGGCCGGCGCGGTGACCCTCTTCGGCCTACAGTCCACGTTCGCGACCGGGGGACTGTCCGGGTTCACCTCGAAGCTCCAGGCCGCAGTGGACGCGCAGAAGCAGCAGAAGCAGGCCACGCAGGACGCCACGGCGGCGGTCGCCGAGCAGAAGGCGCAGACGGACGCCACGAACAACTCGCTCTCGACGCAGCAGCAGCTGCTCGTGGCGTCGGCGGTCAACAGCGGGAACGCGGCGATCACGGCCCTCTCGTTCGCCGGGTCGCAGAACACCCTGAACGGGGAGCTCTCGCAGACGATCACGGACTTCAACCTGGCCGGGGGCGCCTCCTCGGCGTATAAGACGGCGCTGGACGCGCTCTATGGCAAGTATCAGTCGTACAGCGACGCTCAGGCGACGTTTACCACGGACCTGGCTAACGCGGCGAAGGGGCTGAAGGCGGGCAAGGACGGGTTCGACGTGAACACCGACGCCGGGGCGGCGAACTACCGGCTCATGTCGACTCTCGCGACGGCGAACGAGAACCGGGCTGAGGCGCTGCTCAAGGAGACCAACTCCCAGGATCAGGCGAACAGGTCGTTGCAGGCGGGCGCGGTGCAGATCGACAACATGGCGCGCAGCGCGCACTTCACCCAGGGCCAGATCGACGCCCTGAACATCGCCCTGTACGGGACGAAGAACATCGGCGATATCCGTGTGCCGATTGGCGCTGATACGTCGGGTGCGTATGCGCAGCTGCACCGGCTCGTGTACGACATCAACAACACTGCGGCGTATGTGCAGGTGGGTGCGTCGTCGGCGGTGGGAGGGC